CGCGGTTAGTTCTTCTACGCGTTGGTAATCTCCAGATATTCTGTCGAGCGTATCGCCAATAAAGTCGCCAACACCTGAGTCACGAATCTCGTCGTGCAGCTCTTCCATACCATAGGCAGAAATAACGCCCATGATTTGTGCTGCGGCTTGCTCTCCAGTACCGCCAGATAGTGCTACAGCCGCTGTGCGTTGGAACGCAGCGGTCATATAGGTAAGTTCACGATCTCCAATGTTAGGGTTGTCCCCAACGTATTTCTTAACAAGATCGGTGGTAATCAAACCACGTGTGACAGCGTTGGCTATAAGCTCGCCATTTACCTCGCCGCCCGTTAATTCAGCGGCAAGTGAAGCACTAATAACGTTTTTAACGACGTTTGGAAGTGCTCGTGTAGTCGTCTGCCCTGTATCAGGGTCAGTAACCTCAATTTCAAAGCCTATTTGTTCAGCAATCTGCCCCATACCTGCGGAAACCGCAGCGGTAATACCACCTCGGGCAAACGCTTCTAGCGGGTCTTCTCCATAAATGATGGCAGAGGTAGCGGCAACCGTACCTTGCGTGATAGATGCGACAGCAACCTCTTTCAAACCTGCGCTGAGAGAGTCGCCGATAACATCATCAACAAATGGGGCGGTGTGCTGAGCAATTTCACCACCAATCGCTTGCGAAACGTAGGATACAGCAACGCTTTCAAGCACGTCACCAAGGTCTCCACCGTTAGCAGCTACGGAAGCTCCGTCGATTAGCGGTATAGCCCATGCGTTACCCGTCGCCACGGCTACAACTTTTGCTATTGTTTCGAGGGGATTGTCTAATAAAGCCTCTACCGTGTCGCCAACGAATGAAACGACAGGCTCAACGATTTCATCGAAGACAAACTCAACAACGTCCTCAATGGCACCAGCGACCCAATCAATTACATCTGTAATGGCGTCAACGATAAAACTCAATCTACAACCCTCGCATCAATGGCTCTTTGCCTAGTTTCATAAACACGACGTATTTGTCGGTGTTCCGATACTTGCCAATCGCAATTTCAGTATCCTGCTGATCTGCACGGCGCTTAAACAGCTTAAAGCCGTTTAGAAATACAGGCCCATAGAACTCTGTGGTGTAATGCGTAATGCCCATTTTCTGTAGGTACGTGAAGTATTTGAACCCGTTGACAATGAAGTTCCTACCTGTATCTACGTTGAACGCTCGCCCTACCATCTTTTTTCTGTTTTTCTTGCCCTTACCCGTGTGACCAACAAAAACAGTATTACCGATCTGCACGAGATCAGTACGTGGCAAAGTGAACTCTGCGGCAACTGCACCCAACACAACTTCTTTTGGATACTTTAGGTCTGGCATGTTGTATGCGGACATAGCAACAATTTCAGGCCCTTTTAACAATTTCTCCTTACTGTTGACGATTTCCATCTTACACCTCCCGTGAAAACAACGCAGCCGAGTAAATGTTACCCATGCCAGCGGCAAGGCTGAGCATTAGGCCCTCGGGAATGGGGGCGTCAGAAGACAAGAACACAGAATCATCCTGCGTTCGGTTTAGGATTTTGGGCACAAAGCCCTCTTGTAAGTCGCGTAGCAACAAACCAGTCTCCAATAGTCCGCTAGCACCCATTGTATGCCCAATACGGGGTTTGTAGGACGTTGCCACAAACTCGTTTAGGGAACGTAGAAGTGCCGATTTTTCCGCAGCATTGTTGACTGGCGTGCCAGTTCCATGCGTTTTAACTAACCTTACATCATTTTCATGTGCTTTGGCTACAAATAATGCGCCTTCGATAGCTTTACTAAAGCCCGACCCATCGTCTCGTTGCCCCAAAGGGTTTGTATTGTCCTCTGCGGAACTATACGCGCCAACGAATTTAGCCATTGGATCAGCCATACCAGCATGTTCTTTTTCAAATATAGCGACCACAGCACCCTGCCCAATGTGGAACCCTTGGTTGTGGTCATCGAACGCAGAAGGCTGGCGCTCTCCTTCGTCTTTGTATTGCAGACTTGCGCCTGCTTCGCCAAAAAACTCAAGTACGAGGTTGTTTACGCTATCCTCGCCGCTAAACACGATAACACGGTCAAAACCGTAGTTATCCATCAGAGTCTGCATATTCATTAGTACATGTAGGCTAGATGCGCAAGCGCTAGCATCTGTTGACACGTGGTCATGTACACCAAACATACTTGCGATACGCCCTGCATAAATGTTGGTAAGCACGATAAACGGTACCTTCACCTTATAATGCAGTTGTGCATCGGGGTTTTTGTCGTACCGCCCATTTGTACCCATCCAGCCTTGGTTTCCAGCGGCGAAAATAAACCCAGTCTTTCCTTTGACGGGGTTGTCAGCAACGTAGCGTAGTAAATCTTCGTCGATCAGGCTCTCAATTAGCACGTGAGGAGGGTATTTCAGCCCAGATTTGGCTCTACGAAACGTCTTCGGCAAGATATGAGCGTGTTGAGGGTACGGTATATCATCAATCAACGTAATGTCTGTGGTGCACGCTGTACGGCACTGCGTCATGTAAATCATCCTAGCTCCTTAACGAGTGCTTTAATGGAGTCAAACTCGTCTTCAGGGTCTTGTGTCTTATGTTCTTGAATAAATTCTTGCAGCAGCTTGATGCTTTCCCAAGGCCAAAGGTCGTTAAGCTCTTCTTCCTCGGGTATGCCGTATGCTTCACCAAGCACAAAAAACGTCAGCGTTACATCTAAACTGTCAAGATTAAGCGCATCTTCTGTAATTGGAGTATCTAGGGATTCGGCGGGTCTATAGTCTTTCGTGACTATTTTTTGCGCTGCACCGACAGCGTTAAACAATTCTAAAAAATCAAAAGCCATTTGTCGCTCCTATAGTTAGGGTAGATTAAGTATAGACATCTCCCCACTGGAGGCAACCACACACTATGAGTTGCTAACATATGACACATCAATCGACGCTGACGGAAGACCGGGGTGAGGGGACGACGCAGCTTCTGTATGCAAGTTAAGCTGTGTGTCACCAGTAGACCAATACACTTCGATGTAGTCGTTAGCCGCTAAAACCACGGTAAACCCCCAGTGAATCACGTAATCATCGTTGCCTTTTACATCAAATTTATGACCAGAATACGGGATAGCAGTGCCGTTTTTCTCTTCCCAGATCGTGACATGTGTTTCACTAGAATTATTATGCTCAAGCTGTAGTGTGACATCAAAGTGGTACACACCAGCGTTTGCTACATTTATGCGGCTATTGTTAGATAAAGTAACATTACTACTATAGTTAGTATTATTTAGCGTAACAGCGTACCCTGTGTTTGTAGCCGCCGCAGTTTGATCCTGCGTGCTATAAAAAGACCCCCGTGGCGTGTATAAAAACTTACCACCATCGTCGGTGCTAAACAGCGTATTAAGAGAGTTTACGATACGATTGAAGAACAGACGCAGGACATTGCTGTTCTGATCCATAAACGGGCGTCTGTACTCTTCAGGGGCCAGTGGCAGAGCAGGCGGCTCTGCTCTCTCAATTTCGTTAGCCATTAGCGCCTCCCATCAGGGCGCATATCTACTCTAGGCGATCCAAGTTGCCACTTAACTCCAAGCCCAGTGGACTCCATTTGTATCGACATTTGCCGCCCACGAACGCGAGTGTTTACCTGTCCTGTAAACTGTTCAATCGGCACGGTGGCTGTGCGGGTGACGGTGCCTACGGCGCTACCTCCCTCTGAATATGGGTTGTTGTACCCCGACCCTGAGTTTGCAAGGGGGAGCAGCGTCATGGTCGCAGCGGGGCTAGTCGCCGTAGACCCGTCAAAGGTTACGTCTGGCATAATACGCCAGATAAAGGCAAAACGATCCCCGTCGTCTATATCAAACTGTCCTGACGTAATCGAGGCTGTAATAGCAGCAGGAGTACCTGTTTCGTTGTCATCAGTACCTTGCTCGTGGTTAACGAGGTTGTAGCTGTATGTTGCAGCCAGTGGGTAATCACGTAGACCTGAGTCCAGCCATGCTGTGCGGGCCATATTTCCGTAATACCACGTCTGTTCTAGGTAGTTAAACACCACGTACTTATCGACTGTTTCGCTACCTGCGGAGCAGTAAAACCACCAAACTTCGTGGAATGCTTCATTTGTGCCTGCAAATACTTGGTCATACTGCAATTCGTTAAAATCGTTAAACACGTAACGGCGAACATCGCAGGGGAGAGGCTGACTACGCCCATCATACATATAGAACTTATCTTTACCCATCCAGAACGCAATACCGCTAGCAAACGCAACGGAGTTCATAGATGCGATGGATATGTTATCGCCGACCAACTGGGCACCCCATACGGCGGGTGCGCCCTGATACTGCAATGAATACAGCGAAGAGTTGGTCCAAACGAGGACCTCTTGACGTGCTTGTTTAGCCGCGACTATCTCAGTTCCCCGTGACAGTCTCAAGGACCCCGCTTGGTTCGTAGATGCTGGTGTCCAATTTGCAGGGTCTTCCTGATCGGACCAGCGGATAAGCATTGGGTCTACCGTAGCAGTACCCACATCGTTCGTACCCATACAGAATACAAACCGATTGATGTCAGAAACGATTATGACGTTTTGTTGAGTTGGTACGTCAGAAGCACCTGCTAACGTGTTTAGGTACACACCTCGTGTGTTTACGCCGTTTGTAGCGTCCCAATAGAAAATATCACCCCCGCGAGGACCAAATATAAGGTCTTCACCGAAGTTAGACTGGCTCCAAAGACGTATGGATTCAGTGGAAATACCACCTGTACCCCATACACCTGCACCCCACGTGCCGCCACCCAAACCAGAGAGTGGGACTTCGTACGGCTCACCAGTACGTATTTGGTAAGCTCCGACAACGGATGATCCACCGTTACCTGTGTCCGAAGAGTTAGCTGTTGCAGTCGCTGTAATAGTGTATGTGTTATCACTAGGAACGGTGACGATCTGATACTCTTGATTGAGCACGTCAGCAGTAATGTTACCGCCAAGTGTTACCGCACCACTGAAGGTAACAAAATCATTCTCTCGTGCACCATGTCCTGCGTCGGTAACAGTTATTGTTGCAGAGCCATTTGTAGCAGCAAATGTCACATCGCCAGCAGCGGTGGTAGACCGTATAGGCGTAATATCGTTGTACCCACCACCCTGTTCTAGGTAAAACTTGAGGTGAGTACCCACACCAATAAGGTTGATACTGCCCAGTGTTACCCAGTTCCAAAGAGAGCGGCACGTACCAAGGAATGCCGTACCTGATATACGTTGCCACCCGCCAATCTTTTCGGGGAACCCTTGTCTGAAGCGTACTTTATCGCACTCGTACCAACCAGCTTCGTTGGAATAACGTGTTATTTCTCTGTTGATACCGGGCTGAAATACTAACTTCTTTAGGGCCATAGCTCACCTACATACTTTCGCCAAAGATAGAGGGTAACGTAGTAACTTCGATAGCTACATGCTGTTTTAGGTTTAGCGGCGCACCGCAGTCAGAACATGTATCTGCTTCAAGCTCGGCCTCATCAAGGTCGTAGCCACAATTCGCGCAGACAACGTGCACTGTGTGCTTTGGCTCTACACCATCCTCAGTCTCTCTAGCTTCTACTGTGGTCTTCATATTATACCGCCAACTCGAAATGTGGCCCATCAATAAATGGACGCTTACCTTGGCTACGGCGTAAATCCACGTACGCATTCATAGCTTCTTCCATTGTACCGTCCCACTCACGGATGTCTGGGATATGCCATGCGGCACCCCAACGGATACCGACTCCAGCGGCTTCAGCACCCTCTTTCATAGCGTCAGCAAGGTCGTCGTACAAATTCAACTCCCATGATCCTCTCGGCCCAATATACGCCATAAGGTCTACAGCGTGACCGTCAATATGCTTCGATTTCATGGTTTTACTTGCGCCTTTAGCGACAAGTTCTCGCTGTTCTTCGATGGTTCTGAGGCCACAAATCACACCAAAATCGACTTTTGTGACGGCAATAGCATAGTCAACGACTGCGATTAGCCCGACATCTACGCCTTCGAGCCTATCTCGGCTACGTTGTGATAACTTAAAACTCATTTTGCTACGCCTTTCGTCTTCTCGAATGATCTGAGACCGCCCAGACCTAACATACCCATTAGAACGGGCATCATCACGCCCATGTCGGCTTGCGGAATGGTTACACCAAATCCTGCTGCGATGGGGGATATTAAGAAATTTACGGCTAAACCAAGAACGCACACATGCCCACATAAGGGTCTCCATGAAGATTGGAAAAAGTTACCCTTTGCGTCTGCGGTATTCAGCGCAATTTGCGCAAGGGCTATCTCCTGCCCGTGCTTCTCTGCCATTGTCCCAATTTCATGGGCCAACTTAGCTTTTTGATCTTTATCCTCGATAAATTTATCGAGCAAACCCGTAACAGGGCCAATTAAATTCTGTAGCATTATAACCTCCACACAATACTACCTACCTCACCTTAGTAGATTATTGCACGATTTGCAAAGATTACTTACATGTTGACGTCTTAACCAGCTAGCCATTTAACCCACATCATAAGCATAATAAAGCCGCCTACAAACAAAGCTGTAGCTAAAAACCAGCCAAAATATTCCCAATTTTTAGCAGACTGTCTGCGCCTTGCTAATTCGTCTTCTCTTCGTTGTCTCCGTGCTTGTGCCAAAAATCGTTGCCAGTCGTCCCACATCCCGGGCCGACCATACAATTTCATCATGGACTCAAGTTCTTTTTCGGTTTGCTTGATCTTCTCAAGCGCCATAAACTCTTCAAAATCGTTCTCAGTTTTACCGCCGAGAATAGATAACACGCTTTTCTTTTTCTTTTCGCCACGACGTTGCAAGTCCTCCTTCGCACCCACCATCTTCCCGATAGCGCCTGCGGCATCAGACAAATCTCGCCCGTTGGCGATAAATTGTTTTACAACAGAGAATCCCGCATTAAACGCGGCTAATTCTGCGAGCATGTTCCCACCTGTGTTAGCTTAGAAATGTCGCAGCGCCAGTGCGCGGAATTGGGTT